CAATGTCCGCCGCCGCCGAGTTTGAGGACTCTTGGCCAGACGGCTTCACAGAAGAGCAACAGTCTGATCTGCGGATGTCTGTGCGCGCCGTCTTGCTATCCGCCCGCCCCGCCGTGGAGGGTGGCGATGGCTTGCCGGAATTGCCCGCAGACTACTTTGCCGGTCATCTCTGCGACTACTACACCGCCGACCAGATGCACGCCTACGCCCTCGCTGCCGTCGCTAAGGCGCAGGGTCAGAAGTGCGGCACCTGCAACGGCCACGGGGTGATTGGTGGCCCGAGTTACCGCGAACCGGATGAAGGCGGCGAACCATGCCCGGATTGCAACCCAGCCGCCGTGGAGGGCGCGCAGGGGGCGAGTGTGCGCAACGTAATGCAGGCGCACCAAGAGTCTGCGGAGCGTGCGAATTTCAAACGATGCGGCTGCGATTATTGCGACGCCTTACGAGCCACCCCAGCCCCGGAGAGGAGGGAGTGATGGAGGTGATTACCTGGATTGGATATTTCGGATGCGTTGTCGGCGTTGTAACCATGCTGGTTGGCGCCTACGCCCTATGCGGCAAGCTCTGGTGGATTGCGACATGGAAGTGGGGCGACGCCAAGGAAATGCGCCGTTCCGTTCGTCTTGGCTGGAATGCTGGCGAAATGCCGGAAGGAAAATGGGTGCTGGTGCGGGAGCATGCGGATGGAGCCATTGCGCAGAAAGAGAAGTTTGACTCGGACTATCGGTGGGCATTGATGATGCGACGCGGCGATAGGTGCTATTCGATCAACAGCGGATACAGCACGCCGATAACAAATATCTCGGGATGGCTGCTGACTGTCGAATCAACCAAGGAATCCCCATGACTGATGCAACCGAACTGGCGGCGCTGGCTGACCTTCTGTATTGCGAGCGGGCCATGCAGCATGCCAGCAAGCTCCCGCCCGCAACCGTTGAACGCGTCAAGGCTTGGGATGACTGCGCGACACATTGCCTAGCGTTCGTGTCCGATCACTTGCCCGAAATCAAAAGCGCCCTCGCATCGCGGGCTGGGGGTGGGTGGCTGCCGATTGAGTCGGCGCCGAGGGATGGGGCAAGGATTCTTCTCTACTGCAACTGGATCGGCGTTGTGCGCGGGTCTTGGAACAACGAAAGGCACGCCAAGAGACCGCGTCCGTACTGGACCAACGACACAGAACACACATTCGGCAAGTTGAGGATTCGGGAATGCCAGCCCTACTACTGGCAACCCCTCCCGCCACCACCAGCCAAAGCCGCGCCCCTGCCGGGTGCGGTGGGGGGTGGGTCTTGAAGGTCCTGGTCGCCTGCGAATACTCGGGCCGCGTCCGCGATGCGTTCCTGCGTCGTGGTCATGCTGCGATGAGCTGCGATTTACTGCCGACCGATGCGCCGGGGCCGCACTACCAAGGGGATGTGCGCGACGTGCTGGGCGAGTCGTGGGACTTGCTCATCGCGCATCCGGACTGCACCAGGCTGACGAACGCAGGCGTGCGCTGGCTGATGGACCCGCCGCCGGACAAGACGCTGGTGCAGATGTGGCGTGGCCTGTTCGATGGCGCGGAGTTCTACAGGCTGTTCAAGAACGCCAAGCACATTCCACGTCGCGCGATCGAGAACCCGGTCATGCACAAGCACGCCCGCGAACTTATCCAGCCAGGGCGTCGCCAGATTGTCCAGCCGTGGTGGTTTGGCGATCCGGCGTTCAAAGCCACCGGGTTTGAGCTGATCGGCCTGCCGGACCTTGTTCCGACCAACAAGCTGACCCCACCAAAGCCTGGCACCGACGAACACAAGGCGTGGTCAGCTGTGCACCGGGCATCGCCTGGACCGCTTCGCTGGAAGCTGCGCAGCACGACCTTTCCGGGAATTGCCGAGGCGCTGGCCGATCAGTATGGCGGGCAGATCGAAATGACCCAAGCCGCCTAACCAAGGAACCAAGATGACCGACGAGACGAAAATGACCGCCCTAACCCGAGCCCGCGAGTATCTGGCCACGCTTGAAGGTGACGGACGCACGCGCTATGCCGGGCATCCAGATTCGATCCTCGCCGCCCTGGTCGCGGAATTGGAGGCGGCGCCAACGGGCCAGTCGCTGGGCGCGGTCGTCTATCACGACGATGAACGATTCGCCGCCGACAACGAAGGCCAGACCGTCCGGCTGCTGGCCCAGGGAGGGCGTGATGGGGGCTGCTGAACTGATGGACGAGGCCGAGGCGGCCCGTTATCTGAAGTGCTCGAAACGCTGGCTTGCCGAGCAGCGGCGACTCGGGCGGGTCAGGTATGCCAAACTCTCCCGCCCCAAGTACCGGCAGGACTGGCTTGACCAGTTCATTGAGGCGAGCGCGTGCAACGATTGTGGGAATTCGGCGAGCAGTGGGTCACCGACCGACCCAACACCACCAGCCTCTATCGGGCGTGGTACGACCCGGCGGGCCGTAAGGTTCGATATGCCAGCCTGAATACGGCTGACCTGGAGGACGCCAAGCGCCAACTGGCCGCCTACGTCCTGAAGCACGACGCCATGCCCAAGCTGGCCCCGGCCGGGATTGAACTGGAGGCGGTGCTGGAGCGGTACTACTTGCAACATGGGATTGATACGGCGGCGGCGCGATCAGCCAAGGCGGCTATCGGCATGTGGAAGCGGCACTTCGGAAGCGGTGCGCTGGTGTCGGACGTGACTCTGGAAACGTGCAAGGCGATGATCGCCCGCTGGCGGCGCGAGGGCCGCAGCGATGGCACGATCGCCCGTTATCTCGGCGTGGGACGTGCCGCCTTCAGTCGGGCCGTTAAGGCCGAGGAACTGACCTATGCCCCGCCCGTGCCGTCCGTGACCAGCAACGCGGAATACTCCCACGTCGCCACAGATGCGCAGATGGCGGGCTTCCTCAATGCGGTAGACCGCCCCCACCTGATGCTCTACTGCATGATCCGGATTGGGACCGGCTGCCGGGATGACGCGGCCCGCGACCTTGGGTCGGCGCAAGTTGACCTCGCCCGGGGCGTGGTGGCCCTGAACCCCGATGGCCGGGTGCAGACCAAGAAGCGCCGCCCCACCCTGAAGCTGGTCCCCACGCTCTCCCAGGCACTACAGGAGGCCGGGGAGGCTGATCCCTATGTGAGCCTGCATGGCAAGCGGCAGGCCGAGATACGGGCCGTCTGGCACGCCACAAGGGCACGCGCCGGGCTGCCCGACCACTTCATACCCAAGATCATCCGGCACACGATGGCGACCCATCTGCGCGCCGAGGGCGTCCCTGAGTGGGAGGCGCAAGGCTGGCTGGGTCATCGAGCCGCTGGCACGTCAGAGCGATATGCGAAGTTCCGCCCCGAGTTCATGGCCGCCAGTGCGGCGGCCACGGAAGGCTATTTCACGAGGCTGGCAAAGACCGTCCCGACCCTCGCTGCGCTACAGTTGCGCTACAGCGAGAAGTCGGAGACGTAGTCAGGGCGCGGCTGTTGCCAGTTTTCCCGCTTCCTTGTACAGGAAAGGCGTATTTAGGAAAATCAGGCACTTGGCAGCCGTAGGTGTGTCGTAAGTTGCACCATTTTACATGGCTATGCGGGCCGCTGCGCTACAGTGCGCTACACCCACCCCGCGCCCATGAAGCTCAGGGCTGGGTGTGCCCGAATCTAGACACGTCGGCGGGACGTGTATACCCCAGCGAACGCCGGGCGGTGGGGCTGGGTTGCGCGCCAAAGATCAGAGGCTCAGTCCCACCAGCGCCCCCATCTCCTCGATGACGGTAAGCAGGTCTGCATCGCTGTTGGCCGCATTGCAAACCACCATCGCCGCAGTTGTGATGCTTGAGCCAGTTTTCCCGAAATGGAGTTGTGCCACGCCGGTGATGTCTTGCGTGTTTCCAGAGGGGACCGCTGTTCCCCACGCGACGCCGTTCTTCGCGACCCGGAGATTATTACCATCGTGGCGACATGCGATCACTACCGGTGTGCCGATGGGCGCGTCCACGGTTGCGGTATCGGCCGTGCCGTCATAGTTGTAGAGGTTGAACCGAACGTTGCCGGAGCCTGCATCGAAATAATGAAGCCCGAAGTAAAGGCCGCTGTCGTTAAAGGCGGCCGGATTGTTGTATACGCTACCCGCGGCTGACGGCGCCGCCGCTACGACACCAGCCCACAGAATGATTGCCGCATTATTGGCGATGATGTTAGATATTGCGTTGCTCCCAGATGGGTCTGCTGCCCCCACGGGCTTGGGGTAAAGAATTGGCGTCCGGCCCGCCGCAACTGATTGCACGCCAGGGAGCCCAGAGCCAAAAGCGGCTGAGTCCAGCACCGGATAGGAAGGAACCCCATCGGAAAATGTCCACGGCTTGGACGCGTCCGAGTCAATGCGGACCACATTATCGCCATTGGACACCGCCGCCCCCGCGCTGGTGCTGGTGCCCTTGTACATCGCCGACCCCGCCGCGTGGAATGCATAAGTGAGGCCAGTGAGAATTGAGGGATCAAAGGTAAGCGCGGGAGGTGGGCCGCCCACGAACGCGTAAGGGTTAATGATCACGTCGCGTACCCGATCAACGTGACCTTCAAGCCCTTGGCCGTGCCGTCGCCGACCTGGTCAATGTCGATGGTGATCTCGGCATCGTCGGCAAGCGAGGTATCCGAAATAACCGGAGCGGTCGCTGCGGTCGTGCTGGTCTTTTCGGTGTTGTCGATGGTCAGCTTCGTGGAGAGGATCGACGCGCCACCCTCGTTTATGTCTACGGTGACGATGCCGCCTGCACCGCTGGTGGCTTGTGCGGTGGTGAGCGATGCGCGCACGCCCGCATTGCCTGCCAACAGCGTGAAGGCATACGGCATGCGGAATGTGACCTTCGCCGTGCCCGCAGTCAGCGCCGTGGTTTCGTCGGAGCAGGCTATTTGGATGGATTGCGTGCGCAGTTTGGACAGCAGGACGCCATCTTTCAGCAGCTTGCCGGTGGTGCCGTCATAGACCGCAACCGCGTCTGCCGTTGCGCTCGCCGGGCCTACTACGTCGCCGGAGCCTCCGCCGCTCGCCAGCGAAGCTCCACTCTTTCGCTGATACACAACGCATCGCCAGTTGCCCGCCCCTTCGGAACGGAAGATCGCGGCATCGCCTGCTGCGGTCGTGATGTTCGCGCCGGTGGGCAGGATCAGGCTGGTGGCGTTGTGCGTCAGCAGTAACGCGCCATCGAACACGACAAGCCGCGCCGCGCCTGCCTGCATCGTCCCGAGACCCGTGATTGTGGTTGTGCCTGTGACGTGAACATAGGGCGTCGTAGCCGCCCCAAGGTCAGTCGTGGTCGCGCTCGCGATATCCGCAGACTTGCTTTCGCTGGCGTCGGCCACTTGCTGGACGGTGATACTTTCAAAGCCGAGGGTCAGCAGCTTGTCGGCACCGGTAACGGCGCTGTCGGCGGGGGCGGTAGATAGTTCAGGCATAGGTCACCACGAAGATTGGGGCGCCATCGACGGTGATGTTTTCACCGCCAACAGTGAGGGGGCTGGACACTTGGGGGCCAGAGAACAGCGGACGGAACGTGACCGCATAAACCGCGTTGCTTTCCGGCGGCGTTCCGAATGTCACCGGTCGGAACTTGATCACTCGGCCCGATAGCGAGATATCCAGCGGGAGGAAATAGACGTTATCCAGCTCAACAAATCGGTCGCCCTGCGCGTGCGCAGCGGCCGTCGTTCCGAGGCCGCCCCGCACCAGATCGGTCAGGTCGTACTTGTCAGGATCGGTTTCTGCGGCGGTCTTGAACTGGCCGACTTCCGAAACTCCCCCAGTGATTACCGCCCACGGATTTCCACCGTCCGCCAGTCGCGCATCGGTGATGCTATCCAATGTCCCGCCATGCACCGCGACCGATAGCGTGCTGGTCGGCGATGCGTCGATCGGTGCGGTCAGGTAGCCCATGACGGACGATTGCGTCATGGAGCCGATGGCCGTTGTCCACGTCGCCTCGTCATCAATCGACATTTGCAGCGCGCAGCCTGGCCACGAATCCAGAAGCCCATCGACGGCGATATACATGCCCGGCGTACTGTCCTTGGAGCGCAAGCGCGGCAGGTTCATCGCAGCGAACAGGGTCACGCCGCCAATGCTTGACGGGGGTGCGGTCGGCGGCAGCGCTGGGGTTGCCGTCACGTCGCTGGTGTACGCGCTTTGCCGGTCGTACACCGCTTCAAAGTGAATTTCACCATCTTCCAGCCGCACGTTCTGCGCGATGTACCGCTTGCCTTCCAGTGCGAACGGCTTACCCGCGACCAAATAGAGATACAGTCCGGTAGCCGTGGCGTAGGGAACAGAGAATTCTCGCTTCCCCTGCGCACGCGCCCAGCTGACCTTCATGCCGATGGACGCCAACTGGCGTTGACTGTCGGGCGACATGACGATGGGAACCTGCATCTGCTCCTCGCCGATGGCGCGAATGTCGGGAGTAGTGCGCCGATCTACCTGGGGCCGAGGGGTGTAGTCCTGCGTCGCGTCGATAGCCGTCACGCTCAGCAGGAGCGGGTATTCGATTTCCTGCTCGCGGGTGTTCTTATCGGTTTCGTCGCTTCCGGCGATGAAGTCATCCGGATTTACGATAACCTCGATATTCTCGCCATGGTTGTGGAAACGCAGCTTGCCGTCGTACTCGCTACCGTAGGCAGTGAACGCCGTCATTAGCGGACGGATGCAATCGGCGCCGCTGTAGGGCTGCGTGATCATGTAGCCCATGAGCTGCTGATCCATTTCCGATACGTCGATATCGGAAATCGTCAACCCGCCACGCTTGCAGATTCGGGTGATCGCGGTGGCGAGGGAAACCGTGTCATTGCTTAAATCGGTTGTGGCGTACTCTCCAAGCCACACATTCGGCGTGCTTACTGGATAATCAATGTTCCAGACCAGGCCAGGCTCCATATCGCCGCGCGCTACTGCATTGTCGTAGGCCGCTTCCCAGAAGGTCTGATTGTCGTTCGCACTGCCGGTGACGATGATCGGTCCCAGTGTCTTCTTGAGGAATACGCGCTGCCCAGCGACAATATTCCTGACTTCGGCCTGCAACCCTCGTAACGAAAAGTCCTCGACCTCTGTATAGGTTGGAAGTGGCGCGATATTGCCCGCGCAGTCAATCGTTAAGCCTGGCGCGTCAGGAAACAGGACGGGCGCGCCGAGAAGGCAGGGATCTCCTGCAATGGCCGTGGGTGGCGCGGTTCGCGAGAACACGGAAATGTAGAGCGCGGGCATCCCACTCACATATTCTGATCCGCCGCATACCGCATAACCCGCCAAGTCAGGGCGAGTTCCGCCGCTGAACTTCGCCATGGCAAAGCCGTTGCGGTCGGCATAAACAGGCGGGATGTCACCCTGAATACCGAGCAGAGAGCAAGCATCTACGCCCGAACCGTCAGTATCAAAATAGCCGGCCGGGTCGTAATTTTGATAGGCCAACACTAGGCTTACATTACTGGAAACGTCGGGCTGTGCCGTGGATCGGTTTATCCCGAAGTCGCCGGATGTTTGCGGGTCGCCCGCCGTTCCTTCAATCGGAGAGCTTGCGGAGTAGCCTATGTACCTGCTGGGAGCGCCCCCATAGCTTGCGAGTCCCGTGGAGAAATGCGCGACGATCTCCTCAATACTATCGGCTGCGAACGGCACGCTAGGACCGCTTATTGGATTCCGCACGCCGATAAAGGTGTAGTGACTTTGGGGGTCCAACAACGGGAAGTCTTGATTCCCGAATCGCCCATAGTTCGGAGCCGAGTATGAAGTGACCGTGGTCGTGACGTTCTCCCCCGCCCCCACCATGACGAACTCATAAACCGGCACGCGGTCGCCGTACTGCGTGAGGTTAATGTCACGCGCAACCATCGTGAAAACGCCCCGGTAGTACGGGGTATTGCCCACGCCGTTGTGCGGGAACGCCTCGCACGTCGGGTCCGGCATCTGCGATTCGTTGCCGTTATAGAACGTGTGATTGCGCAGGAACTTTGCGTTCTGGGCGCCGAAGTTCTTGTCTGGCCGCATGTCATAGACGATCTTCCCGTCCACTTTCACGATCAGCACGCCGGTCATTACAGACTCGCGGTGTTCGCTGGATTCGCAGATCATCAGCACGAAGTCTTGGTGAGCCTCGAAGGTGTTGATCTCCGTGCCGCTACCTTTGCCGTCGTCTGTTTTCTTGACTTCGCGGCGCGGGGACTTGTCCACCAGGTTCCCTTGAATCCATCCGCATGTCCCGATGACCCAAGGGATCGGCTGGCCTTCCTTCGAGCTTTGGGATGCGCCGTCACCAATGCGCGGGCCGTTGACCTGCGTTGGGTCGATCCAGCCGCCGATCATCCCGCCGATGGCCATGCCCAGCTGGGTCATGCCGAAGAAGGAGCCGATTACACCGCCGACGACGGTCCCGATCTGTGCTCCACTCATGGGCGGAACGCCGCCACAACATCGCCCCAGTAACCGGCGAGGCCATGCTCGGAAACGATCCTGTTATCCGCGTGGACATGCAGCAGTCCCAAGCGGCCATCGTCCAGTTGCGTGACGATCCCGACATGGCGCGGTGCGCCGTGGAAGCGCATCAGAATCACGTCGCCGCCGCGCATATCCTCAATCGGAACGGGCTCGCCGAGGTTGCGCACCATTGCCTGATACAGGCCGTCCTTGTGCGGCTCAGTCCCATAGGCGGTCATGTCCCACACAGGGCGCCCGGCTTGCTGCATCGCCCACTGAGCGAGGCCCGCGCAGTCCAGTCCGGTTTTCGGATTGCGGCCTTGGTGCCGGAACCTGACCCGGTTCACAAGCGAGCGCGCAGCAGCGATGAATGCCGCCGATTCCTCAGCAGTCAGTGGTTCACCAATGGTTCGCATCAGAGGGGGTCGGTCTCAGTAATCGTGCCGCGTCCGCCGCCAGAAGATCCTGCGCCGGGGCTCATCGTCTTGTCGGTCTCGGAAACAGGCCGCTTGGGCTCGCCCCGGAAGTTGGGGCGGTTGTTGTAGGTCTCGCAGCTATTCGGTCCTTCCCACAGGCGCGTGCAGTCGGGGCGGATGCGCCCGGTGTCGGTGTCGGTTATCGGCGATTCGGTCGGGATAGCCAGCGTCACCACGCCGCCCACATAGGACTCCACCTCGTAGCTGCGGCCTGCATTGGCGCCCGTGTAGAACTCATACAGTCCTGGAAAATACGCGCCATTGGTGAGGTCAAGTCCCGTCCCCGCAATGGTGAACACGCGGTCTGTCTCGGCGCCCACGGCGGTCACGTCCGCATCCACCCACAACGCCGCCACATTCACACCGCAACGCTCATCGCCGAACTGCACAACACGGCAGTTGTTGCTGCCAAGCTCGATGATGGATTTCTGTTTGAGGGTCTGGGTGAGGGAGCGCAGCTCAAGCGTGCCTTCCAGTCCGTCAATGTTGGTTATCCGTCCGCACGTTCCCGTCGTAAAGATGACGTGCCCTTGGGTCAGGTCATCCGGGTTCACCATGTACTGCATGAACTTTGCGCCGTCGTAATCGCCGCGCCGTATCGCCTCAGTGGTGAACCCGTCAAAGTAATCCTCGGACACAAGGAACCGCGCCTCGGAGTTGTCTACAGCCAGATCAGCGGTTGCCTCATTGGCCTGAGAGTCGTAGCCCCGGCGGGCGTGATAGGTTAGGCCATCGTGGACGATATCCACGTCCCACGTCGTAATGCCCAGCGCGGCAACAGCGGGCTTAACCGGCATCACTTTCAGCAGAAAGCACCAGCGCGGCGCGGCATCTTCCAGGTTCGGAAGCATCGCAATGGGAATGTTGCGTCCAGTCATTCGCCGTAGACCTCAAGCAGCGTGGCCGAACCGTTCACTGCGTAGTGCAGGCCAGTGCGGTTGTCGATAGTGGATTGCAGACTCATCTGATCGAATCGACACGGCACGCGGAACTCGCCGTCCCATGTCAGGACAGCGGCAGGCGTCCATGCATCGGTCGGCGTGAACATGCCCGTTAGCGTGTTCAGCGTCCCGGCCTTCGGCGTACCGTTCTCGCGGATAACCGCGCCCGCTACCGGCTTGGTGATAACGCGGGAGTGGGAGACAAGGCCGCCGAAGGTGTAGGTCCGCAGCAGTTGAACGGGCGTGCTGCCCGCAGGCGCAACGCCAAGCGGTTGATTGACCGCCCGGAAGTCGCCCCAGTCCTTGACCAAAAATGAATCAGTCGGCCCACCCAGCGCCATGAAGGCAGACTTGATGTACTCCAGGTAATCGCCATCGGTGACGTTCTGGAATGGCAGGATGTAGCTGTGCAGGCGCACGTAGGATTGCGGTTTTCGCTTCTCCCGGCCTGATGCGAGGCGCTTGATCAGCACGTCGATGCTAGGACCTCCCTGCCAGCCGTATGCGGGGCAGGCGTCAATCTCAGTGGCGTAGAACGTCATTAGCCGTTCCTCCGCTGGGCCTGAGCAAGCTCAAAGGCAGAACGCTGCGCAAATTGTTCTTGCGTTCTTTGGCTAGTAGGCGCAGCGAGGTAGAACTTGTTAGTTTGGGTTACACCGCCGCCACCCATCCTGTGATTTGGAGTCACTACACCCGACTGGCTTCCGGTCATCAGGTAATCCCTACCATTGACGGTCAGTCCTTCCATGCCGCGCTCGTTGACCTCGTACATTGACCACGGGCTGACCGCGCCGCCCGCAGCCTTGCCGCCGCCGAATGCGCCAGCAAACGCACCGAACAAATTCGCCCAGAAGCCGGCGCCACTTGAATCCTTGCCAGCAATCTTCCCGTCTCCATTGAATGCATCGAACATTGCGTCGATTGCCTTGTCGGATACGAACTGAAGTGCGCGCTTGAATAGCTCGTCTGCGAAATCACCGAACGCTTCCTTTGCCGACTTGGCCCCGGAAACGAAGTCCACGAACATGTCAGACAATCCATCCTTGAAGTCGTCTAAGAACGCCTGGTTCTCGCTGGCACGGATTAACTCTTCGGTTAGCGCGGCCACGGAAGCCCGCTGCTCGTCGGTAGCGTTGGCGTCAAGATGGCGAAGTGCGATTGCCTTCTCCATCACAAGATTCGTCATGCCACGAAGCTCCAGCTCAAACTTCAGCTGATCGATGAACTCGTCGGTCGCCTTGATGCCATCAGTGATGCGCTTGTATTCTTCGTCTGCGGTCTTTGCGGCGGCGGACTCAAGCTCTTTCATCAGATTCATCTGATCGAGCTTTTCAGCATTGGCTAGCGCTTCGGCCTGTTTCGCCTCCACCAACTTGCGCGTGGCCGCGTCCAGCTTGGACAAGTCCTCATTCTCAATCTGATAACGAACCTTCGCGGCCTCACCCACCAGGCCGAACGTTCCGATCTGCTCGGTCAGGCTTTCGTTCATCCGGTCGTAGGCGGCCTTTAGCTTGTCGGCCTCTTTCTCGGCGTCGGACTTGCCGCCGCTAGGCTTCTTCCCCTTATTCCCGCCCCCCGTATTGGCGAAGTAGTCGCGCAGCGCAGCGGCGGAATCTTCCGCCGATACCCCCGGCGTCATGTTCATCGGCCCACCGCCGCGACGACCGCTACCAGCGCGAGCATTCGGGTTTGGCGTACTCGCGGGCTGGACGCCAAACCCTGCCAGCACTGCGGCAGTGCTGCGCTTCTGTGCCTCCGCGAGCTTCTTGAAGAAGCTGCTGAAGTCCATGTCAAGCAAGTCGCCAAGGCTGGACTTGAGCACGGTCAACGTTCCATTGACCTGAGTCATCATTAGCCGGAAAGAGTTTCCTACTTCGTCCGACTTCTTTATTTGCCCGGCAAAAATGTCGAACAGTGACCCAACATCCTTGACGGTTGTCCCCAGCAACTCCCCCTCTTGGGCGGACTCGTTGAATTTGTCGGCCAACTCGATCAGGCGCGGCAATAGCTCGGCGGCAAGCTGTAGCGCGAAACCTTCGGCGATGGCGCGCAAGTCCCCCAGCTTGTCGTTGAACTCGTCCGCAGCCGCAGCGGTCTCCCCGCTGATTATGATTCCAAGGCTCTTGGCCTTGTCGCCAGCTTCCTGCAATCCAGCCGACCCCTGATTCAGAAATTCGATCAGGTCCAGGCCGGATTTCCCGAATAGTTCCTGCGCCAGCGCGGCCTTGGTCGTGCCGTCCTCCAAGCCCTTGAATTTGTCGGCCACTTCCGGCAACAGCACGTCTAGTTGCTTAAGGTTGCCAGCCGCATCCTTGACATTGATTCCCAGCGCCTCAAACAGCTTGCCCTTTCCGCTACCCGCGTCCGCAGCTTCCGCAGCGTTCTTTGAAAGGATCTTCAGGCCACGTGATAGACCGTCGATATCAGTACCGGTCTGTTTGGCCGCGTATCCGTACTCGGACAGCTTCTCCGTGGCGATTCCCGTGCGGATGCTCAGGTCACGCATTTCGTCGGCGCGGTCGATGGCTTGACCCACAGCCACAGCAACCGCACCCAGCGCAGCGGTTGCCAGTACAGCGCCCGCCTTTAAAGCTGCACCAAGATTCTGCCCGAACTTGTAGGCCCGCTTCTCAATGGCAGACAGGCTCTTGTTTGCCTGCCTCTCGGCTGCCGTCATGCCAGCGGTGAAGGCTCCGGCTTTTAAGACGAGATCGAGAGTCAGGCGCCCAAGTGAATTCGTTCCTGCCATTAATGCTTCCTCGGGAACATCGCCATGATTTCGTCTTTGCTCGCGTAGGCTTCTGGCTCATCGGCTTGTTTCAGCCAAGGCAGGAAGTGATCAGCCCCGAAAGGCTTATGGGTTTGGGTGGATTCGATCTGGTGGCCCACGCTGAGTAGGTGGGCGATGTTTGCCAGCACGACTTCGGTGCGCGGAGTGATGGGGTCTAGCCCATGCTTCGCGCCGTAGCGCCACCACATGTCTGCCTCGTCGGCAGTCATTCGGTGCTGCAATTCCCTTACTGTGCAGCCGCCGCCGATGAGGATGGCGAGCTTGCACCACCTTTCCTCGGCGGCTTCGATTTTTTTGCGCGTGTTGGCGACAGGCTATTGATCGCATCCCACAGCGGCAGGGCCAGCCACGGGCGGATACTCGTTGCCATTTCCAGCGAGGGCAGGAACTCGGTTCCGTCCTCGTTGACCCAGCAGCGATAGATGCCCACGAACGGGCGGTCGCGGTCGGATGCGGTCGCAATCTCGATGGCGTCGGCAGCAGATGGCAGGCGAATGAATACCGGCCACGTTTCCGTGACTTCCTCATCCGCAAATTCGGGGTTGTGCGGCTCGGTCCATTCTTCCTCGGGCTTCTGAGGCTTGAACGTCACCTTGATATCGCGTTTGAATAGAGTCTTGGGCACAATTGCGCCCATCGCTTGAAGTTTTGCAAAGTCCATGATTGTCCGCCGTTAGGAAAAGGTGGGCAGCGCGGTACACACGGCGAGGAAATGCCCGCTGGCCTGCCCGTAAAACTGAGTGCGCCGTTAGGTGGTCGCGGGGATTACCGTCGCTTCGCCGGACACCTGAACGCCGATGGTCGATTGCCATACGCTGTTCAACTGCACGTCAAACGGGAAGTCGCTGAAGTAGCCTTCCCAAGTGATGTAGTCGCGGGTGGTCGGGAAGATGAATTCCCCGTTGCTGTCCACGGTCGGGGCGGCAGTGCTGCCCTCAAAGCCAAGCGCAAAGTTAATGTCCTGCGTCTTGGCGGTGTACAGCTCATGCAGCCGGATATGGCTGGCGTCCTGCGGGTCGAAGTTGATACCGAAGGTCATCGCGCCTGGAGTTGCCAGGCCGGGGATATACGTCCGGGCCGATGCTTCCAGGCAGGTTGTTTCAACTTGGTCAATGGGAGCGGTCAGGCCGCCGATAGAAGTGACGCAGACCACTCGGACGACTGTATCGTCCTCGGGGTCCAGGTAGTAAAGCATCGTGCCTTGGGTCTTGCGTGCCATTTTTTTATTCCATCTAGAGGGAAAGACCGCTTCACAGCGGGCTGGTCGTAGTCGCGTGCTACAACTAATCGCCTATCGTCATCACGACGAGAGGACTGAATCTGTTATCGGTTAACCCAAAACTCCACGTCAAAGCCTGATCGCGACAGGCCAGTGGGAATGTCTTTTTCTTCGCCGCGATACCCGACGACGTAGCCGCCAGCCTCCATGGCGTTCTGCAACTTGGCGGCAATGTCTCGGGCCTGACCGTCCTGCGCGGCGTACACGTCGATCTGCACGCCGGGGTTGTCAATGTCGGGCCGATCACCCAAGTAGTTCTCAGGCGAGCCGTAGGCGAACTGCCAGACGGCATAGGGGACGGCGTAGAACTGCGTGCCTTTCTGCGGCGCCAACCCGAACTGCCACACCCGCAGCGGGCCGCTTCCAGTCTTGAGCGCAGCCACGACAGCGGAGTCGGCGGACGCTAGAGAAAAGACGGGAGGAGTCACTTAGCGGCCTTCTTGATTTGCTTGTCTATCTGCGGGATCAGTTCGCGCACTACGGCGGCGGTTGCCCGGTCTAGGTTGGCCTGCATGGCGGGCCGCATGAACGGCTGGGCTCGCGTGTCGCTAGTCCCCATCTCGACGTGGCGCCAATGCCCGACATTTTTCGGGTCGTGGTTATCCGGCCTAGCCCCACCTTTCACGCCAACCCGCATGACGATGGCGTTCAATTTCTTGCCTTCCTTTCCAGACTCACGGATGACGATGTTCTTGGCGATATCGGCGGCAGACTGCGGATCGTCAATTCGCTTTGCGCCCGCCTTAGCCGCATCGGCGAACACCTTGGCGCCACGCCTAGCTGCGGCCCGAATACCTTTCTTCACCAGCCCCGGCGCGAGTCCGCGCATCTTGGCCAGCGCCGCGTCCATTCCGTCCCATGCGTTAGCGGCCATAGGAGACGAACGCCTCTTTGCGTGCGGCGTGCCATAGGTCGGAACCCGGCGCGTCGGCGTAGCATGGGAATCCAGGCATACCTGCGGTCCAGTGCAGCACTCCGGCGCCCTCTACCGCATGGCCCTCGTCCACCAGTCGATTCCACTTGTCCGGAAGCTCTCCGATATCCTCATCATTGAGGAATCCGAATTGCAGCAAGGCGATAGGCGCCATGTCGTATAGCGCACCCTCGATTTCCTGCCAGCGCGGATGCGCGCAGTTAGCGATGAACACGGACGCCCAGTTTTTTCGCTGGTAGTCCATGTTTGGGCACTCCATGTCGGTGCCTCGATACTTGGTTTTGTGTTTAGTGTTGTAGCGCGGGTGCTTGACCACCTGCACTGCATAGCGATCATCGAACAACGCATCCAATTCCGCAACGTCGCCCAGCATCAGCATGTCGCTGGCGTCGCAAAATATGGCGTGCCCTTGATAGCCCATCAGGTACGGCACCATGAATCGGCTCAGCGTGAACACGTTGCTGCCCGGCCGCATACCCATGCCGGCGAGCGGGATGATGCTTACTTCCTTGCTGGCGTTCTCGATCACCGACTGCGTGAATACGTGGAACCCGTCAGCTTCGCGCTTGTCGTACCCGCAGAACAGATTTATCACTTCCAGACAACCGCCAGATGGGACACGCCGCTGCACTTACACTTGTCCGCGACGGGAAGGATCTCGACCGTCCGACCAGCCTCCCGCGCTTCGTCAACAATCTGATTCGCCCCGTACAGGGACAGGTCTGGCATCTTGCCCTCGCTATCCGGACGGTAGTAATCATCGAACACCACACAAGCCGTGTCAGCCAGCGCCAGATAATCTCCCCGGATCGCCTCTACGCGGTGGTCTCCGTCGATGAACGCGAAGTGCGCGGCCACGGCAGCTCCATGCAGCGTGTCGCGGGTGTCGCCGATCACGAATGAATAGGTGAAGTCGCCTCGCACCTGATCCAACCGCCTGCGGGCTTCCCGCTCGGTCGGCTCACCCTTGCCGTTCAGCGCAGCCTCCTGGAAGTCCTCGCCCATCGTGTCGAACACGTCGTACCCCACATACTCTACCGGGCCGTATTGCAGCGCGGCCTGGCACAGTTTGGATGCTCGCATTGCCCGGTGAACGCCAACCTCCACAATCTTCCGTGGTTTCAGTTTCTGAACCAGCGGAATCATCTGGTCGTATCGCTTAGCCATTCCAATATGCCTCTCGCCGGTTAACCTTCAGGTCGGAAGGTTTCGACCTTCCCAATTGTTTGCGCTTGCCTTTCAGGTGATCCAGTCGCTCGCCTAGCGGGCCGTTCACCAGCGGGTGCGATGTGTTCTCGGCGGAACCGGACAGCGACACGGCGCGAACGCCCGTCATCTTCACCAGTTCGCCGATAACCCATGCGTCGTGCCATTCCTTCATCCGGAACAGATCGTCCGTCCGGTACAGACTCACCAGCGCGGCCATGAAGTCGGCGCCCTCTTGGCTGCGACGGATCAGCATGAATCCCGTTTCCGGCTCACGCTTGGCGCGCTTCAGATAGGCGAAGTCCGCATCCCCTAACAAGCTGGTCAGCCACTCCGCATCGATCGGCGCGTGCGTCACGCAATCCGCATCAATCCAGACCAGCACGTCCGACTGACCGATCCGAAACGCCAATTCCAGCGCCGCAACCTTGTGCGCGAACCGGACTGCATCGAACTTGTAGTTATCCGTGGATCGGCCCCGGTGGCGCTGTTTGAACTCGTAGAGCCAGTCCGACCACTCTTCCAATTGTTCATCCGTGAACTGCCGGAGCGAGATATCGCCCCAATGCTCGCGGAAGGTTTCAACGCATCGCCTCGCGTGTGTATCCCAATGCCGTTCTGCGTAGGTAGTCACCGCGTCAAACGTCAGCGGACCAATCCCCGCTCCTTTATGTGCGCCCAAAATTCACCTCGCCGTATTTCGTCCAGACTCCATTGCAGCCACGCTACGTCCGCCAGGAATTGCTCCCGGCCCTCTGGCCTTACCTCTAACGATTCAATCGGCACACTCAGCGCCGCCGCCACTCCCGTAACGCAATGCACCGGAAGGCCCGCAGCGAGCGCTTCCACACAGACGTTGGAGTGATGCGCCACGACTGCCTTAGCCTTGGCGAACGCATTGGATAGCGATCCAGTGTCGTACCCCGCTCCCGGTATCTGGCAGCGCCTAGGGTCGTTGGGCTTGGCTCGGTATACGACCGAATGGCCTAGCGCTTTCAGGCGCCCAGCCATTTCCCGTTCCCACTCCATGTAGCGGAATCCATGCTCCCGCGACGCCTTCTCACT